TGAACAACAGAAATTGGAGGCACAAAATGGTTGATGTTAAGAAAACTCGTGATATTGAAACCCGTGATAAAGAGGTTCGTAAGGAGTACAAACCTTCGAGCCAATTGCCAGACCCAACACCCGAGCCTGGTTTTGTGTATCGTTACGTTATGACACACATATTAGGTAAGGCGGATCACACCAGATTGTCTCGCATGAGACGTGACGGCTGGGAACCAGTCAAGGCGGCAGACCATCCCGAGCTAATGCTTGAGGGGAATAATGAGGGCAACGTAGAAGTCGGTGGTTTGATTCTGTGCAAAAACACACAAGAAAACTTTGACGCCTACCAGCGCTATTATGCCAAGCAAGCACAAGATCAGATGGAGTCAGTGGACAACAGTTTCATGAAAGACAATGACCCCAGGATGCGCAAGTTTTCGGATAGAACATCCACAACGACACGCGGTACTGGGTTTGGCGCAAGATAATTTAATTCAGGAGTCCTAAATGGCTTATCCAATTATTCCCGCTCCATACGGGTTTAAAGCGGTCAGTGAGTTCGGCGGATTACCCTATTCTGGGTCAACTCGCATGTATCCCATTGCTACTGCTTATGGTACATCGTTGTTCAATGGTGACATTGTTCAGCTCTCTAACGGTAGCATTGTTGCCACCACCATGTCTGCTGCCTCTAGCCCTGCTACTCCTGTAGCCGGTACATTGGGTATCTTTGTTGGTGCTGAGTACACAAACTCTTCCAGCCAAATCGTTCGCGGTCAATACTGGCCTGCAAGCACATCATCTAACTATGCAGTTGGATATGTGATTGACGATCCCCGTACTGTGTTCAAAGCAGTGATGGTTGCTCAAGGTACTTCCTTGTCCAACACCGCTTCCACAGTTGGCTATGCTAACCCCACCTTCATTGGTTCTAACCTCTATGCCGTCACAGGTACAGCAGGTAACACCACGACTGGTGACTCAGCAATGGCCGTCTCTGGTGCTGTGATCAGCTCTGGTACATCTGGTAATACTCGTATTGCTACATTGCTACCTTTCCGCTGTGTTAGCGTGGTGCAAGATACTGCTGTTACCGTTTCTGCCGTTGGCGGAAATGCCAGCACATCTGGTACTACTATTACATTGACAGCTGCAAACACTGCTATCCAGCCCGGAATGCAATTGATTGCTCAAGGCGTAAGTGGCGTTGCCCAAGGTAACTATATTTCTGTAACCAACGTTAGCGGCACAACCGTTACTTTGGCTTCCAGTATTTCTGTTCCCACAGGCACGAACTTATCTTTCGTTGGTTTCCCTGAAGTTTTGGTCGTATGGAATGCAACATTCCAAGGTATGACTAACACTGCTGGTGTTTAATTAAGGAGCACTTAAATGGCTATTTCACGCGCACAACTGCTTAAAGAGTTGCTCCCTGGTTTGAACGCATTGTTCGGTCTAGAGTACGCCCGTTACGGCGAAGAGCACAAAGAGATCTACGAAACTGAGAAATCAGAGCGTAGCTTTGAAGAGGAAACAAAACTGTCAGGCTTCTCAGCTGCACCAGTCAAGGCCGAGGGTACAGCTCTCAGCTATGACAATGCGCAAGAGGCTTTCACAGCACGTTACAACCACGAGACCATTGCTTTGGGTTTCTCAATCACTGAAGAGGCGATTGAGGATAATTTGTACGACAGCTTGTCTGCTCGCTACACCAAAGGCTTGGCCCGTGCGATGGCTTACACCAAACAGGTGAAAGCTGCCAACGTGTTGAACAACGCCTACAACGCTGCCTATCCTGGTGGTGATGGCGTGTCTTTGTTGAACTCTGCTCACCCCTTGGTGAACGGTGGCACAAACGCCAACACTCCTTCCACAGCGGCTGACTTGAACGAGACTTCTCTTGAAAATGCCGTCATTCAGATCGCTGCTTGGACAGACGAGCGTGGTCTTTTGATCGCCGCACGCCCCAAGAAGTTGATTGTTCCTCCAGCACTAATGTTTGTTGCAACACGTTTGCTCGAAACAGAATTGCGTGTTGGCACAAACAACAATGACATTAACGCTCTCAAGAACAACGGTTCAATCCCTGAAGGTTATACCGTTAACCACTTCTTGACCGCAACTAATGCATGGTTCTTGACCACAGACGTTCCAAATGGCTTGAAGCACTTTGAGCGTACACCTCTCCAGAATTCAATGGACGGGGACTTCGACACCGGTAACGTGAGATACAAGTCTCGCGAGCGCTATAGCTTCGGTTGGAGTGATCCTCTCGGAATCTATGGTTCATATTGATTAAATTAAACATTTAATTAATTAAAGGGGGCTTCACAAGAGCCCCTTTTTCTCGTACTATAATTACCTGTATCGTAATCAAGGAGTACACATGGACTACCCAGCCACAAGAGCAGAGGCAAAAAAAATCGGCAGTAAGTACTATTTCACTGGACAACCCTGCAAACATGGGCATATCGCTTTGCGTAAAACAAAAGGCTCATGTCTTGACTGCCTAAAGGTGGAGTGGGATAAAGGCAATGAAACCAGAGCAGAATACTTTAAACAATATAATCAATCCGAGGCGTCTCAAAAGGCCAAGAAAGAATATTACGAGCGCAATAAAGAACAAGTAATTGCAAGGGCGGCAGCTCGACCTGTCGAGCAACGGCGTTTACATAGAGAAAAATACAAAACACAAAACCCTGAGTTGTATAAAGCTCTTAACAGTGTACGCAAACGTAGGCATAAGAACGCCACACCCAAGTGGATAACGCCAGAACAAAAGCTGGCCATGCGAAATCTGTATTTAAAGGCGCAAGAGCTCAGTAAAATAGCTGGGCAAAGGTATGTAGTTGACCATATTATTCCGCTCATCTCAGAGTCTGTATGTGGCCTACATGTGCCTTGGAATCTGCGTGTTATTACGCAAGAAGAGAATTTAAAAAAGTCTAACAAACTTGTTGACACCATGCGTGTATAGTGTATATTGTAGGTTGTCTGGGATTTTTTCTCTTGTTGCCAGCCCGCCCAGGGGTCACGATGCAACGATTAACAAGAGACTTTTGCATAAGGAATTATCATGGCACGCAGTACATTTGACGGCCCAATCATAAGCGGTGATAACCGTTTCGGCCCCCTTCGCGATATTGGATATACAGTTTTAGAGCAAGACTGCTATATTGATTTGTCAAACACAACTCTTGGTACTGCTGGCTACAGTGGTGGTTCAGGACAGTTTGTTTCTTCCAATACCATTCCCAATTTGCAGGGCGTTGTCTATACACCCAATTCTACGTTTGTCGCTACTGGCCCAACCGTACAGACTCTACCTGCTGATACTTCTACTCAGGTGTATCGTGGTGTGGTAATGTATGTGCCCATTAATAGCCAAATCATTACTTTTGATATTGACTATATCTCTGCCATCACTGGCGAGAGCGGCGCAACATTGAGTAATGTGAGCGTGTTTGTTTCTAACAATTACACTGCTGGTGGCGGAACACCTGTTTACGCTACTGCTGCTCTTGGCACAACCACAGTGGGTACTGCTGGTCGTCAAACCATCACTTTCACTGGCACAAATTTGTTGAACATGACTGCCACAACTTCGGATATTCAAAACCCCCAAGTTGGTACACAGCCTAGCTTCTTCTCTCAAGTTGTGTTTACATTGTCCATTACTGGTACAAGTGTTGCGGCTCCTACTGGCGGTAAGTTCAACTTTACAATGCGCTACGCACAGAACGACCCCAATATTGGCAACTTGACAACTTACCCCTACGGTAACTTCGACTGATCTTCTGGGGGCTTCGGCCCCCGTCTTTAATTAAGGAGATTATTCATGGCACAAAGTCCAAATGGTGTACCCAGCACGGGCAACATCGTTAATTCAATTACAAGACAAGCGCTTTACGAACCGTTTGATTTACAGGTTGCGCGTGGCCAAATTTACGGACATAGTGTCCTGAACATTTATGGCTATCAATCAGCAGTAGGCACATCGTTTGTTCCTGTGTGGGAAGGCAATACCACCTACACTTTTCCATCGTCTGCAATTCAAATGCACGTTGCTAGTTCTGTTAACAGTGGCGATGACAAAACAAATACGTTTGTTCTTATCAATGGGCTGGATGCAAACTATAACCAAATTTCTGAAACTATAAAGTTGAACGGAACGACTGCTGTGACTACAGTGAAATCGTACTTCCGTATCAACAGTATGTCAGTAACGGGCGGTGCACCTACAGGAAACATCACGCTAAAAGATACAACTGACACTACGTTGTATGCAGAAATTTTAGCTGGCAACGGTCGCACTTTGATGGGCATCTATACCGTCCCTGCGGGCTATACGTTCTATTTAAGCCGTATTGACATCAATACTAGCTTGAATGCTAACCCTGCTGGTTACGCAACGTATCAAAACTATCAAACCACTAATGGTGTATCCACTGTTACGATCATTGCTCCGTTTACAAACAACTACCATACGCAACGGGTCATGCCCAGAGCTGTGGCGGAAAAAACGGACATCCAATTGCAAGCAAAAGCCAGTACCGGTACTGCGGCCTTAACGGTTTCGCAAGAGGGCTATTTGATTTTGAATGGTTAATCATGAGCACTCCAGCATGGC